TGGCAGATGCAGATCGTGAAATCAGCCGCCTGATCCAAGACGGGCGCGGTCTTTTCTATATTGCAGAATTGTATGGCGTGCCTGTCAGGCGTCACAGCAGCCGCTGGTTTGACAGCATGGATGCAGCGCATCTGGCGTTGCCTGCATGGCTACAGGGCCAGCCAGGAACGCTAACGCTGGGCTATCTGCGTGATGCGCTGGCAGACATAGCACAAGGCATAGCCGTGCAGGATGCGGAGCAAGCAGCATGATTGAGCAAGGTGATGGCACGTTTGCCAAGCGCGAGAAGCTGGGCCTTTGCGTGGTCTGCCAGACATCTATACGCCACAGTGGCACATGGTGCGAATCGGAGTGCAAAATCTGTGGTTTGAAATCGGCGCGAAGCCGTCCGCGACAGCTAGCTTATGTTACTAAGCTAAGCCATGACGCTAAGCCAGAAGGCTATCGAATACATGAATTAAAAGGTGAAAACAAAAAAGGCCATGCTTGAGAAGCATAGCCCTGCGCTAAGAGATGATTTTAACAATGGCCGAAAATCCGTCAAGCACAAAATTGCAAGCTGAACAGATACAACGACTTATAAGCCAATCAGTCAAACACACCAATTTCAATTACAGGTGTGTCGCCACCAAATTCAAAGCAGACAAGTGGGTTGCAAGGCAGGACAAGGTCTGGCGTCGATGCAGGCAAGATTGGTCTGTAGAGGCGTTCAAAGAAGCACGGCAGCGCTACTGGAAATGGAACCAGTTTCAACAGCGGCAGTTCATTGAACAGATGGAGAAGGCGCATGAGCGACGTTAATGGATTGCATGATCTGTTCCTAACAGCAGCCGAAACAGACAGGCGCATGCCGCCAGCCATGCGTAAACAGAAGCTGTCGTCCTGGCCGGACTATCCGCTGGACTGGCATGGCTATGGCTGGACACAGGAAGGCGAGACAATACTGAAGCCTACAAGCAGACAGATTACAGATTATGATCGGGCCATGCAGCTTACGATCCTGATGGATGAGGATGATCGCAAGCTGGTCTGGGCCGTAGCGCACAGTGCTGCCTTCAAGGCAAGAGGTGCGCCCTGGACACGGCTTGCCAGGATGTTGCAGCTAGGCACGGATGGCAGGGTGGTAAAGCGCCGTTATATGGATGCGTTGGTGCGGTTGCACTACCGGGCCAGAGCGTATCGCTATGAGGTCTGATGCAACCTGATTGATTTTTTACATCAAGGGTGTTGCCAACGGCACGAAATCTGGTATCGTTTCCATATGCTGGCGCAAGATATGGTTGCAGGGTGCAACCTGACGCAACCAGCGCAACCAATCAGGATAGATCATGCGTAAGTATCAGCCGTCACAAGTTGACTGGCCTGCTATCAGAGCGCGTATAGAAGCCGGTGAGGGCTACACTAGCGTGGCCAAGGACTATGAGGTCACAAGGCAGGCCATACAGAAGCGCTGCAACCGTGAAGAGTGGCTAAAGGGCAAGGAACGCACCATTGCTGTGCGCCGTGAGTTGCACAAGCGCAACCAAATGCTGGCGAATGCAACCGCGCAACCTGACGGGCAACCGCAACTGGTTGCAGGGGCGCAACCAAAGGCAGCTTTGATTGATAGGAATGACAAGCGTGGCGTGATCCTTGAGATGCTTAACGAAGGCGTGCCAAAGGTCCACGCGGCGCGTGCAGCGGGTGTGCATGAAAACACGCTGACACGCTGGCTGAATGAAGACGCTGAGTTTGGTGATGCGGTACGCGCAGCAGAAAGCGCGGCTGTCGCTTTCAGGGTGCGCCGGATCGGAAAGGCCGGTGAAAAGGACTGGCGTGCCGATAGCTGGTACCTAGAACGCGCTCACAGGGCTGAATTTGGCTCTGACAGCCAAAAAGGTGGCGGTGTAGCGGTCCAGATCAACATCGAACGTGGCGGCGATGCAGAGGTGATTGACGTCACGCCTGGCAGCTAAACGTGACCAAACCGTGGCCAGCCCATGTGGCTGCTGCCGCAAAGCGTTGTGGACCTTGGATTGCAGCACTGTGCGTTACCGCCTTGAACAGGCGGCACAGAATCTGACGGCCCCCGTGGCATGCCCCCAGGCCAGCCGTCGCGCGACGACGAAGGCGTTATATAAACACGCCCGCTTCTACAAAATCACAGGATTTCAGGTTGCACACTGGCCCACGCATCATTGACCTTGCGCCCTTTGATGGCAGCGACAGGCGTGCGTTCATAGACGGCGCTGGCGTGTCTATGCTGTCAAGGGACAAGCGTTATTGCACGCAGGACAACATTGATCAGGTGGTGGCTCTTTGCGGTGAGATGCCCTTGCAGAGCGTCTGGGTCAATTATTTAAACCGTTTTGAGCATCTGGGCTTTACTGAAGAGCATTACTGCCTGATGCGTGCTGTGGGCTGGGTCTGGCGTGCAAGCAACATTAGTGAATATCGCAAGATGATGCGTCGTCGGCCCACCAGAGATGACTGGAGTCCACCATTAGTTGTTTGTGAGCCTTCTTTCAAGAATAGCGAGGCTGCGTTGCTATTTATGGAACGGCATTTTGGCAGAGTGGCTGAGTAATGGCAGAGAGTTTCGCGCGGCGCATGATGGCGCAGCGGCTAATGACAGATGCGCGTGCAACGCCGTTCAGCGACAGTGCTGGCTTTGGCGGGCGCTCGACGCCTGACAGCTTGATCAGGGCTGTGCCTGATGCTGTAGATGCGTCCTTGGCCAATGAGGCGGCTGATCTGGGTCGTGTGGCCTATGGCGGTGCTGCGATGGGATCGCTGTTCTTGCCAGGTGCTGGCGTGACAGATGTGTTTGGTTATGCGCCTGATCCGTTTAATCAGGGCGAGTATCTGCCCAGCTTTGGCGAGAATGTTGCCCAGGGCAATTATTTAGATGCTGGCTTGCAGACGCTGGGCGTTGCTGGTGATGTGCTTCAGGCTGGTGGTGCGATTGTCCCGCCATTAGCGGCTGTTGGTACTGCATTGAAGGCACCACGCGCAACTAGGGTTGCGGCTCAGCGCCTTACTCCAGAGGTAACACGGTTCATTGCCAGAAATTCTGGCAGAAATCCGAAAAAAGTGGCCAGAGATTTACGGCAAGAGGGTTTGCTGGACGTAAATGATAGGGATCAGAGCGCCGCATTTTACGAAGAGTTTGACCGTATCAAAGCGTTACAAAAAGAGCGTGACGCTGCAAAGCCTCGACGGGATAGTCTTGAGGCTAAAAAGCAATATAGAGGACAAGAAGCACGCAGGCTAAAGTTGCAGAATTCCGCAAGACAGTCGCCAATATTTGATGACTGGACAAAGACGAATCGTGATCGTGTTTTAGATTCTACATATGATCGCTCCACATTAGATGCAGAGGCGCGGCTTGCCACTGTTGAGGCGATAGCCAGAGAGGCCCGAAAACGGGGGCTTGAAGTCTACTACACCTCTAAAGGCCAACAAGGCAGGGCTGGCAGTAGGTATATTGGCCTGCCAAGTGGCGACAGAGTGAGAATATCAGACCACGAACTGCCCGACACACCACGACGCGAATACAACCAAAGCATGGGCGTTGGCGTCTATGACAAAAACATTGTTGTCAGCCAATGGGGAACAACGTCATTGGACGAATACTTTAAGCAGATTTTAGCTGAAGAGTAGCGGCTGGAGCAGTGCTTGCTCGACTTACTAAGGTTAATTAGCAGGCCCAGTGTAGCGGCCTGACAGCACTCTGGTGAAAGAATTTTATCAGGCTTATCTAACCCCAGCCGCTAATGACAATAACAGAGATCATTGTTTTGTAAATGGCCCAGAAGACAATCAAGCTGGACTACACGCCGCAACCAAAACAAGCGTTGCTGCATAAGTGTCGTGCAAAGCAGATATTGTTCGGCGGTGCTGCTGGCGGCGGCAAGTCGCACAGCGGACGCTGGGACATCATCGGTTTGTGCTTGGAGAACCCCGGCTTACAGGCGTTCATCTTCAGGCGGTCATTGCCTGAACTTGATAGCAACCACATACAGCCGTTGAAGAAGGAGATGCCGTCAGAACTTGGCACCTTCAATGAGACGCGCAAGCGGTATGAGTTTTATAACGGCAGCACCATTCAGTTCCAGTATCTGGAGCGCGACAGTGATTGTGACCGTATTCAGGGAACAGAGATACATATCGCCCTGGCTGATGAGGCAGGACAGCTAACACCCTACCAACTTGGCTACATTAAAAGCCGGATGCGCTTGGGCAACTTTCAGCCAAAGGAAAGCCAGCGCCATTTACTGCCGCGCTTGGTGATGACGGCCAACCCAGGCGGTCAGAGCCATAATTTCTTAAAAGCGCTGTATATCGACCCAGCACCGGCTGAGAGTTATTTTTTTGATCACACAATGCGTGATCCAAACAACCCGTCCGACAAGGGCTGGTTGACGATGTACATACCGGCCAAGATGGCTGACAACAAATATATTGACCCGTCATATGCATCCAGTTTTAGCGCCCTGCCTGAAGAGTTGGGCCGCGCCCTGCGTGAAGGCGACTGGGATTTGGTTGTTGGCAGCTTCTTTGGCGATGTCTGGAAGCGCGATCTGCATGTAATCAGACCGTTTGATATCCCTGAACACTGGACAAAGTTCAGGTCATTTGACTGGGGCAGCGCATCACCTTTTTCCGTGGGGTGGTGGGCTGTCGCAGACGATCACGATGAATATCCTGACGGCGCATTGATCAGATACCGCGAGTGGTATGGCTCCAGCGGCAGGCCGA